GGGTTATCAATGCAAATCGTGGTCGTTGATAACTGCATTGCGAAAGTAGTTCCGGCATCTCCGTCCGTTACTGCCTTAAGCGTTGTAGTCGCTCCACCACCGTCCGGTAGTGAAAGCAGTTGTTCATAGCTTGATGCTATTGATTGCCCAGTTAATGTTGCCATGTGAATCTCCTTTTAATTTTCATACTATATCTTCCCATTTTCGGGATTCATTCTCCCAGTCATCGGTGACGATGTTCCATAGGTCGCGGGCGAACCGTGCCGCCTGAACGACATGACTCATTAATTTTAATGATAAACTAAGCATCAGCCAACATAGGCAATGCAAGCACCTGAAGCGAGCGTGAATCCGGTCCAACGACCGAATATGGTCATGCCCTGGGGGAATGTCTCACTATCTGCTACAGCCCCGCCATCTGCGTCAATATCAGTTCCAGTATATTGTGTGCTTGGGTAGAGTTGATTTGTGGCAGATATCAATCCAGCGTTCCCGCTATCAAATACTGTATCTTCTATGAATTGGATCGCAACGAATACACCAGAACCAGTTCCGCAAGTAACTGCGGTGGTCCCTGTGACTAATATTGAGCCACCTTGGCCCAGAGATATATTTTGGGCTTCAACTACTGCGAATTGTGCCATCTTTTTTCTCCTGTGCTACGATGCCTTACCGAGCGTGACTGCTCTCATGGGCATCTTGGTTATGAAATAATATTTTCTTTTCTCAGATCATTATCATTGATCGTGTTCATATGAACTATGGGCGCAGACATAAGCTTCCTGGCCCTGGTGGACCTGCATTTCGTGCATTTTGGCTTTTCATCGCCAAGAATGATCTGCTCCCATATATTGCTGCAACGGTGACACTTAAAATCAAATGTCATTTCTTGGCAGACCACTTTTTTTTGGTGCTGGTTTGAGAGGATTTCCATTTTCATCGCATTCTACATAACCCTTGCTTATGAATTCAGAAACCACTTTTTTCTTTATCCAATTAACCTTGCCAAACACAGAACCATCTTTGCGTTTAAAATATCTCATAATGCTCCCAAACTTGGGGCGAAAAAGTTCGCCCCAAGATGTTATTTACCAAGATTAACCTGGATTATTGAAATTGACTACTCCGCATGAAGTTGAACCTGCCGCGTGTGACAGGCTCGCACCAAAAAGAGTATGGACAACAATGGAAGTGGACAAGTAATCAATATCCCGCGCACTCTCAACTGTTGGAGCCAACTGCATCGCCATGTAAACAGATTCTTTCTTGAAGATAGAAGCTGTCTCATCGCCGGTTCCGCCATCATCATCCCAATCCGTACTCACGAATGTGGGCATTCCATAAACGGACCCCACGGCTCCCGATACATTCGGGTTCTGACCATCACCGCGACGACTTGCATCATAGAAGTCCTGTAATGATAACGCACTCATGTAAGCTGCTGGTGAGCAGTATAAGTACGTCTCACCGTCCGCGTAATCGTGACCGGCATCCAGAAGTGACTGTAAACCTTCACGAAGTTTCGCAGTTGTCCAGGTATTATCAGTACCCAATGTTACATCGTTACCAGTTGCAGTCTGTATCACTTGTACTGCAAGATAGTTCTCGATGTACTTGGCAATCGCATAACCCATTGATTTGGCGTATGCGCCAAACAGGTCAGCAGATTCCTGGATCTTCACATGATCGCCGATACGTTTTGCTTCGTATGCGTGTTGATCCACGGTCAGGTCTACCTTGCCGTCCGTGTTAGCGCCATAAGATACAGCACTTCCGCTGGACAGGTTCGCAGCAGTTTCTTCAGTTACTTTCGGAATGTGCAGGATATCACCGCCTTCCGCCATGAGTGATGAAAAATCCATCGCCTGGTTGCGGATTTGAAATTTGCGTTCCGCATAATCCGCTATTGCGTCGCGCCATAATTCCGGTATGAAATTGGCAGCGGTTGTTGTTGTTACTTCAGCCATTTTAAAATTTCCTTAATTCTTGTAGTGATCCACAACCTTCTGCCAGTTGCTGACGCGCTCTTTCTGGGTCATATCCTTGTAAGGATGCTTACCATCAGAAGCACGCTTTGCCGCAATGGATTCATCGGTTGGCACTACGTTTTTAGATCGTTTCGCGAATTTTATAAGTTTTGCCGTAGACATCTCTTCTGCAAACTCGCGATCTTCCTCATTTAGCGATTCCAGGGCATCCTGCCTAAGTGTCTCATCCAGTGTCTTAGCATGATCTACAATCTTTTCCATTTCTTTGGCTTCATTATCACGCTTTTCATACAACTGCTGCCACTTTTCCTGGTCCTTCAGCTTTGCAGTCTCAATAGACTCAAGCTTCGATTCCAGGTCAGAAACCTTGTCTTCGCTCTTTTGCGCACGACTGCGATACTTCTTGCTTTCAGCAATCAACGAACCGACATCCGTGCTTGTGTCGGGCGTTTCTTGTTCCGTAGAAGCCGGAACTGCCTGCTCTTTCTGAGCTTGTTTTTCTTCAGACATACTGTCTCCTTACATTACGATAACCTTAATTGGTTGCCGTGAAAGTCTTTCTAAGTTCTTTTTGACCGTACCCGCTATCATTTTAACTACCGCCATTTGCGGTAATGGCCCTATTCTATTACTACCAACGATGACACGATCTTTATTATTCTCTTTTAATTTTTTTCCTTGCTTCTGGTCCTCGATACCATATTTTATATGCAGTTCCTTATCTATTGTATTACTGATATACTGGAACTTGTTGAGCATTTCACCCGTCAAGCGCAGGTCTGGCGGATGTCCGCGCCTGCTTATCTGTTTTGACCCAAATTTACCTGCTACCTTCTTACTTCTGTATTTGACACTATAAGGCTTGAACTCCCTACCCTGATTATCGATACCGCGGTTGATCTGTAATTTGTGCTGATTTACAATATTCTTGCCGCCTTTCTCCAGGTCGCTTTCTTTAAACTTCAGTAATGTGGTAATGTCTATCATGTGACCGGATACCATTGATGTCTACATCGCCAGCCACCGCGAAATTCAAATCCGTCACTCTTAATATCGCGTATCTGCTTTTTGGTCAAATAGCCGGCATCCAGATACTGCCTGCATACAGGACGGTTCTTTTCATCTCTGGGACCAACATATTCCCATTTCGTATTCGCCGGCAGATCAATGGTCATACTGGCAATAACACTCTGCTCATAAGTGGAAAGCATTGTCACAATAACGCTGTCTGCCCTATTGCCCTTGACAGTAATGCTCATCAGATCAGCTATTTCATTTCGATCCAGGCCATTGACAATACCCTGCGCAATGCTGGTCTGTACCGAAGATGCGACATTCCTTGTAAGATTATTGATCATTGTGCGCTGTATATTCTGTAAAGCCACGAGTTGTGTCTCGGTTGTAGCCCCAAAAAACGGCAAAGCAGTAAGAATGTCCTCCGTTGCAACCATATAGGCGTTGATCCCGGTAGACATACCCAAATCCTCAATAAAATAGGCCGCAATATCAAGCGCAGCGAGAAAAGCCAATATTTCAACAGGAGAAAGACCTTCTTCTTCAAGTGCCTCAATATCATTTAAGAATTGGTCATTGGCAGTGTCAAGACTCGCTAAATATGCTTCAAGAGCATCATCAATCGGCGGCATTTTGCAATCGGCTCAGTAAACGGTTGGCAGGCTGGGCCTCTGTAACATTTTCCTTGAATCTCTGAATATCAGCCGGTGTAGCATCGGGATTGTTAATCTCGAACCACATTGCCTTTGATGCTAAACCATTCTTGAAGCGCCAATCCCAGTATTCGATCTCATCCCGCGGCGTAAGAATGATCTGCATCGGCTCAATGAAATCAACCGAGTAATCCTCCTGCAAATTCACGCCGGTCTTGACCTCAATGATGCGCCGGTCCACCGCGTAGCGCTGCTTTTCCCAGGGCCGCCAGGTGTCTTCCACCGCAGCACTGCGCTCATCCATTAGTTCAGCGTCCTGAATTCGCAATGCTTCCGCACTCGGGGCGTTGCCGTGCGTATCAGCGAACTTGACGCGGATGCCGTTGTTCTGCAGCGTGGCCTCAGTCATAAAGCGCAAAGAATCAATGATCTGCGAAAGGCTTCCGCTGGGCGCTGTCACGCCTAAAGTGCTGTTCTCAGGCAAATATAAAATCTTGTCAACACCCAATTCCAGGCGGCTGGCATCATCCACGTTGGAAACCCATTTGATCCCCAAAGCTCCAAACCGGATCGCCAGCGCCAGTTCGGTCATGCCAACGCTTAAACTGAGATCAGCCCGGATCACATCATCAGCTCCGGCAACGTAAAAGTCCCTGATCGGCGGCTGGCGGTGAACGAAAACCACCGGCAGAATGCCGTATGGATTTTCATTCTCATCGTTAACCTTAACTTTAGATCCGTTAGCATCCAATATGTAATGCTGGCCTGGAAAACCGGGACGCTCTGCGGTCCAGACTGCGTAAGACAAATCATTATCCCTGGCATTGCCGTGGTTCTGGATGGGATACATCACCGCTACCGGCTCGGCATCGTTCTCTAAGAATAACACATCAAAGAACGGGATCAGATCATACTCGACACGCAGGTTGCGCTC